TGTTAGTTGTTGCTGTTGGTGCTTTAGCGACTATGTTTACTAATTCTGAAAAAGGGCAAAACAGATTTACTAAATTAATGAGTGGCATTGGGGTCGTTGTTGGCAATGTAACTGATATTGTTGCAGGGTTAGGAGAGGTGATGTTTAATGTATTTACAGGGAGGTTTGGTGAAGCAAAAAAATCCTATGATGAGTTAAGGGAAAAAATGAAGAATTTTGGGAAAGAAACACGAGAAGAAATAAAAAAATCAAATGAACTTTCTGACCAAAGAGCTAAAGCTGATAAATTAGAGAGACAACTATTAATAGACAGAGCAGAAGCAACAAGAAAGTTTAATGAACTTAGAGAAAAAGCAGCAGACAAGGAAAATGTATCAGTAGATGAAAGAATACGTTTATTAAAAGAAGCAGGTGCAATAGAAGAAGCAATTACTATTAAAGAAATAGAAGCAGCTAGAATTAGATTTGAAACGAAAAAACAAGAAAATTTGATGTCTGGTAGCACAAAAGATGATTTAGACGAACAAGCACAATTACAAGCAAGGCTAATAGAATTAGAAGCAAGTAGATTAAAGAAACAAAAAACACTTACCGCAGAAATCACTACAAATTTAAGAGAGGCAGAATCTGAGAGAAAAGCAATAGTAGCAAAAAAAGTTGCAGATGAAAAAGAAGCAGAAAGATTAGAAAAAGAAGGAATTAAAAAAATGTCTGATCTTAAAAAACAAATAAGAGATGCTGAGGCTGTTTCAAAAGAAGAAAAAAGAGCTTTAGAATTAATTAAGATTGAAGAACATTTCCAAAATCTTTTACTTCAAGCAGAAGAACAAAACCTAGTAACTGATGAATTAGATGCGGCGAGAAGACAGGCTTTAGTATCCAAACAGGCTGAGTATGATGCTGAAGATGATGCTAAAGCCAAAGCCAAAGCAGATAAAAAAACTGCTGAAAGAGAAAAAGGATTAGCAGAAGAAGAAAGAATTGAGGCATCTAAAAGAGCTATTAAAGAAAAAACATTTAACAATGCAGTTCATTTAGCAGGTGCAGAAAGTCGATTAGGAAGGACAATGCTTTTAGCTAAACAAATTTTAATTGCAAAGGAAGCTATTATGAATTTTAAAGCTGATGTCGTTAAAGCAACCGCAGCAATGGGTAATGTAAGTCTTACTGCTGCTGAGGCATCAGTACAAACTACCTCATCGATTGCAAAAGCAGCAAACGTTGCACCACCTCCATTTAATTTACCATTTATAGCAACAGCCCTTGCAACTGCACTAAGTGTTATGTCAGCAGTAAAGGCAGCAAAAGGTAAAACCAAACAAGTTGCATCCACGTTAGGTGGTGGAAGGGGGATTGATGTTAGCGTGCCAAGTCCGTCTATTTCCACACAAAATGAAATAGAATCAATTATACCACAATTTAACACAGTGGGAGCAAGTGGCACAAATCAATTAGCTTCAGTATTAGGCGGTCAACCTCCTATACAAGCATTTGTAGTTTCTAATGATGTTACTACTGCTCAAGAGTTAGATCGTAATATAATTACAGGAGCAAGTCTAGGATAAACAAAAAAAATAAATTAAACGTTATAATAATATGAAGATAATAGAACTTATTTTAGGAGATGGAGTTTTTTCAGGTATAGAAGCAATTTCGTTAGTAGAATCTCCTGCTATTGAAGAAGAATGGATTACTTTAAAATCACAAGAAGTAAAACTTGCTGAAGTATCTAGCGAGAAACGAATACTGCTAGGAGCTTTACTAGTACCAAATAAACCTATCTACAGAAAAACAAGCGAAGATGAGTATTATATTTACTTCTCAAAAAAGACAATAGAGAAAGCATCTCAGCTTTATTTAATGAATGGCAATCAAAACAACGCTACTTTAGAACATCAACACTCTTTAAACGGATTAACACTTGTTGAAAGCTGGTTGGTGGAGGATGAGGTACACGATAAATCCAGAAAATATGGTTTAAATGTACCTATAGGAACTTGGATGGGTGCTGTCAAAGTAAATTCTGAAGAAGTATGGGAGGAATTTGTTAAGACAGGTAAGGTAAAAGGGTTTAGTATTGAAGGCTACTTTGCTGATAAAGCAGAAAGACCTAAAGAACCTATTAATGATATGGAACAAAAAGCAGATGCTGTATTAAGTAAAATAAAAAATCTATTTAATGAAACAATTTAAAACACCATCAAGAACAAGTCCAAAAGGTGGTCGCAGAGCCTGTCTTTGTGAGGACAACACCTATTCAACTAAATGTTGCAAAGGAAATCTAGTAAATCAAGGCATTGGTAAAATCTGAAAATGCAAATATAAATTTAATAACGTTATAGTAATATGAAATCAACCGAAATTTTAAACAAAATTAAAACCTTCTTGGGAGAAGATGCTAAAGTTGAAGAATCTATTGATGAAACAGTAGAAGAAACTCAATTAGAAGCTCAAGAAGAAATCCAAGAAGAAGTAAAAGTCGAGTTAGCTCAGGCTAAACTTGAAAACGGAACAGTAGTAGAATCAGAATCATTTAAAGCAGGAGACGAAATCTTTATCATTACAGACGATGAGAAAGTAGCAATGCCTGTTGGCGAATATGTAATGGAGGATGGTAAACTTCTAGTCGTAGAAGAAGAAGGACTTATTGCAGATTATAAAGAAGTTTCTGATGACGTGCCTGAAAAAGAAGATGAGATGGCAGAAGATGACGAAGCAGCAGTTGATGACTGGGCAGGTATGGAAAAAAGAATTAAAAATCTTGAAGATGCTATCGCTGATATTAAAAGCAAGATAGGGGAAAAAGAAGATTTTGAAAAACTTGAGCAAGAAGTTAAACAGCAATTATCAGAAACACCTGCTGCTGAAGCAATTACTCATAACCCAGAAGTAAAAAAGAAAACACATCTAAAGTATGCTCAAAATAGACAGCAAAATTCTTTAGATAGAGTGTTAAGTAAAATGTATAATAATTAAAAACAATTAAAAATGGCAAATCCAACTTATACCTCAGGAACTTACGCTGGTGAGTTTTCAGGTAAAATTTTAGGGGCAGCATTGTTAAGTGCAGCAACTTTAGATGCAGGCGCAATAACAATTATGCCTAACGTCAGGTACAAGTCTGTTCTGCAGGTAGGTGCTTGGGCAAATGTAGTAAAAGGAGCATCATGTAATTTTGATACTTCCACAACTACTTTAACATTAACAGAGAAAGTACTTACCACGATGGAACTTCAAAGCAATGTTCAATTGTGTAAGTCTGACATGGAACAAGAATGGCAAGCGACAGAGATGGGATATTCTGCTTACGCTGAAATTCCAGCTTCTTTCGAGGAGTATGTAATTTCAAGAGTAGCTGCTCAGGTTGCAGATGCAACAGAGACTTCTATTTGGCAAGGTGCTTCAGGAGCTGATGACTATGATGGTTTTCAAGCTTTATGTTATGCTGATTCTAATGTAGTAGATGTAGCTGCTTCAGCGGTAACTTCAGCAAATGTAATTGCACAAATGGGAAGCGTAGTAGATGCTGCTAGCACAGCTTGTTTAGGTGCTGCTGATCTTACTCTTTATGTATCAACAAATGTAGCTAGAGCTTATATTAGAGCTTTAGGTGGATTTGGAACAAGTGGTTTAGGTGCTGCTGGTATTGATAATAAAGGAACTTCTTGGTTCAGTAATAACCAACAATTAACTTTTGAGGGTATTCCAGTTTTCGTAGCTAATGGCATGGGTAATAATAAAATGGTATTAACTCCAAAATCTAACTTATTCTGGGGAACTGGTTTAGCAGATGACAGAAACGATGTAAGATTTATTGACATGGCAGACAAAGACGGAAGCAGAAATGTAAGAGTAATTCTTAGATGGACAGCAGGATGTCAAATCGGAGTAGGAGCAGATATTGTTTACTATTCATAATAATTAACTAGAAAGGGGTAGTTAACCCTACCCTTTTTTATAATACTTTAATAACATGGCGTGTGTATTAACAAAAGGTAGAAAAGTACCCTGTAAATCAGGAGTAGGTGGCTTGAAGTCAGTTTATTTCGCAGATTTTGGTGGATTAGGGGCTATTACTATTACTGATTACGAAATTTCAGCAATAGCTGGTTCTCCTACTTTATATCAGTTTGATTTAAAAGGTAACTCCACTTTTGAAACCAGTGTTACAAGTTCTCGAGAAAATGGTACTACATTTTATGAAAGTACATTAACTTTAAACTTTACATTCCAAGACAGACATACTCAAGAAGAAATAAGGCTTCTTGCTATTGCTAGACCTCATATTTGGGTTGAGGCTTATAGTGGTTTAGCAGGTAGCTCTTACTATTTAATGGGTAAGGTTAATGGATGTGAGTTAACGACAGGTACTTTTTCTAATGGAGCAGCAATGGGCGATCTAAATGGCTACTCATTGACGTTTACAGCACAAGAAATGGCTGCACCAGACTTTACAATTTCAACAGTTGTAACAGGAGCTAGTCAAGGTTCTCAAATAACACCAAACTAACAGGGTTCTAACTTGTTTTCAAAAAAAGAGAGGGATATGTAAATCGTATCCCTTTTTTTTATATCTTTGTTATAGTGTTTTCATAATTTAGTTTAGAGGGAGGTTTTAATACCTCCTTTTTTTATACGCAAAATCTAAAGTTTATTCGTTATATTAGTATGATACATTTAACGACATCAGCTTCTAGTCAAACAATGAAGATAATTCCAAGAAGTTATGCCTCTACTATTAATATGATTTTAAGAGACGATTCAACTAATACCTCCACAACCTATAGTAGTATAAGTGCTTCAACTGACAAAAATTATTTAGTAATTGCACAGGCTTTAAGTCCTGTTTTAGTTGAAGGTAGATTTTATGATATGACAGTGAAAGAGGGTACTGATATAATTTATAAAGATAAGATATTTTGTACAGACCAAACTGTAGATCAAGAAAATAACGATTATTACACTATGAATAGTGGAGAATACACTACAGAAGATAGTTACGATAACGATTATATTATAATATGAAAAATAAAACTGAATTAAGTATTGTTAATTTAAGCACTTACACTTCTCCTGTAGTAAAAGAGATAATGGGTAAAGAGTGGATTGCATTTGGCAAAAATAATAACTATTTCCAATACTTGATAGACCGCTATAATGGCTCACCGACCAATATGGCTATTATAAACGGAATCTCCGAAATGATATTTGGAAAAGGCTTAGATGCTACCGATTCTAATAGACGACCAGACCAATATGCAATGATGGTTTCTTTATTTAGAGATGAAGTTGTAAGAAGGTTGTGTTCTGATTTAAAATTAATGGGTCAATGTGCAATACAGGTAATTTATTCAAAAGATAGGTCAAGAATTGTAGAAATAGAGCATATACCTGTAGAAACCCTTAGAGCTGAGAAATGTAACGAAAAAGGAGAAGTGCCTGCTTACTTTTATTTTAATGATTGGGCTAAATATAAAAGAAATAGCGAATTAAAACGAATCCCTGCTTTTGGTACATCTAAAGAGGGCTTAGAAATAATGTACATTAAGCCTTATAGAGCAGGATATAAGTATTATAGTCCGCCAGATTATGAGGGCGGTACGCAATATTGTGAGTTAGAACAAGAAATTTCTAACTATCATTTGAATAATATAATGAATGGTCTTGCTCCTAGTATGCTTATTAACATGAACAACGGAACACCCGACCCTGAACAAAGGGAAATAATAGAAAATAAGATATATGAAAAGTTTTCAGGCAGTTCAAATGCAGGTAAATTCATACTTGCTTTTAATGATGACCCTGCTACAGCAGCAACAATAGACCCTATTCAGCTAAGTGATGCTCATAATCAGTACCAATTTCTGTCTGATGAGAGTTCTAAGAAGATTATGGTAGCTCATAGGGTTGTAAGTCCTATGTTATTA